AACAGAACGAGCGAGGTGGCCGGGGTGGTGCCGGGGGTGCCAACCGACTGAAAGAGGTTTCTGTAGACGGTGGCAACATCAGCGTCAACAGAAGCGGCCAGCTGGCTGACGCGGGGTTTTAGCACACGTTCGGCAAAATCATCCAACTGCATGGTGAGTTCAGCAGAGGTGAAGTTGACGCCGATGTGCTTCTGCGAAGCGACAGCGAGGGTGGTGAACTGTTCGTTGTCATCCTGCACCTGGAGGGCGGCGCCATCAGTGACGAGCGCGCGGTCAGGCAGACGGATGCGGAGGGTTGAGCCAATTTTGGCGCCCTCAACGGCAAAGGAATCGTCGTACTGACGGTTCACGTTGCGAGAAATCACAAGGTTGTTCTCAAGAATTTCGAGAGCCTTCCGAGTGATCATATCAATCGTAAGCAATGAGTTAGCCATTATGGGCTCCTATTAGCGAAATTTTTGCGCTTCCAGCTTCTTAATCTGGCGTTGCCGCTCGGCTTCAATCCACTGACTGGTCGTCATGCTCTTAATCGAGCGCGGGTCAGTGGTATCAAAACTCGGTGCCGTAGCACCACGCGGTTTGCCCGGTTGAATCGGCTCAGGCGCGTTAGATACCCGTTTTGTTACCGGCTCGGCGACCAATTTGGCCTCCAGCCGGCCAATTTCTTTGGCCTGCAAATACGGCGATAGCCGGGAAATACGGTCCGCTTCTTTCGGATTAGACCCAAGGTAATACGCCAGGTCAGGTCCAATGTCCGAAGAATGAATCGTCTCAGCCATCACGTTCGTAATCGGAAGATTCGGGTTGTACGCGACCTGTTCAAAGTCATCGTACTTGCCCCGCGCTTCTTCTTCGCGGTCGTGATAAGCCTCAAGAACCTCAGTCTGCTGCTGCTGAGCCGTCCGCTGCTGAATCAGTTGCTCTGCTTTACGCGAAGCCAACGCTTCGGCATACGCCTCTACGCTTTCAAACTGGTCAGCCGGCGGCAGTTCTGCCGGTTGAACCGGCGCTTTCTGCTGCTGAGTTCTCTCCCACTTACGCTGCTCTCTTGCAAGCCGTTTGCTGACAATCGCATCAAGCTCTTCTTGTGTGAAGGTCTTGGGTGCTTCTGCCTGCTCTTCAACTTCCGGCGCTGAAACATCGGGCTCAGGTGCTGCCGTCGCTACCTGTTCCGGCGCGGGTACTTCCGCTAATAAATCCTCATCACTCATCACTGGCTCCTGAAAAGCCCCCGGTGAACCTCGCCGGTACGGTTAGGCGCTTAGCGCCGCAACCTTATCTTGGAACGCTTTGACCCGCGCGTCAAGCGCAGCCACATCGTTCGCTAACTGCGCCTCGCGAGCGTCCAAAACAGACTGGCGAGAGGCGATAATTTCTTCCGCTCGGTCGGCCTGCGTTTTGCGAGCCGACAAGTCGGCTTCACGGGCGTCGCAAGCTGACGCAAACTCATTTTCGCGCTGGGTCAGCGCATCTTCACGGGCGTCCTGCGCTTTCTTTTTAGCCGCAGCATCGGCGTTCTTGGCCTTGGTATCTGCCTTCAGCGCATCGGCTTCTTCTTTGGCACTGGCCAAAATCTGAGCCGCTTCATTACGCAACCGAGTGGCGTCTTCCACCGCCGACATGGCGCCTTGGCGCACTTGCAGTTCTTCGCGAAGGGCGGCTAGACGCGCCAGGTCTTGCGGAAGCTGCGTGGTGAAGTAGTACAGGTAATCGACGCCCTGTGATGTGTCGTTGCTGATTTCCATGACTACCTCAAGCGTAATAGGTGATGTTGAGCTTGGCGCTAGCCGACTGCTCAATAAATCGAATTTTGGTCAGGTCGCCATCGTATTGAAGCGTTACGCCAGCGGCCAGCGGCATTCCAATAGACGCAGTTGGCGCTACGTCGTCATCACGCCAGCGCACCGCCTGCGTTTCGGGTGTGATGAGCGCGATGGTGGGCTTGCAGCTAAGACCGTTAAGGTCACGGCTGGGGACCGTCAGCGCAGTTGATGCGGTTAGCGTCGTAATCTGCTGATACCCCAACCGAGTGGTAATGGATTTCAAATTCAGTGCCATTTTTGTATTCCTTTAATGCGCTGCAATTATGCCGGAATCTCAGCCCAAATTATTGCGCCATCAAACGATCCAGCAGTCGTAGCAACAGAGTTGCCCCATGCCAAATAGCACCCTGGAGCAACCACAATCGCGCCACGAATATCGTCCGACAAAACTTGCACGTTAGTTATGGCGGTTGCAGCAGTCAGGCCAATAGATACGCTAGGCATTATCAATGTCGAAGCAAGAGCCGCAGTGTTTGAAGTGTTAACCATAGCATATGCAGCCGAGCCGGTAGCGGCTAGCGAATACATATTACGCGCTTGAGTTTGAGTGCCAGTTACAGCAACGCCGCCTTGGTTGACTTGCCAAAAGTTCCAATCAGTTGCAACGGCAGCGGTGCCGGTAGTGCGGATTGCAAGTTTTGCCATCAATAACACCAAGTCCACACCCGACGTTGCCGGGTTATATATGCCGATTGCGGGAGTACCTGCCGCAGCACCAACAAAAGCGGAAGGAGTAATTGCAGCAAAGGACGACGAATACACGCGACCCGATTTCAGCAATGAATAATAAACGGGGGTAAGTTCAGAAACAAATGATTCACCAAAAGTGCCCGCAGGATTGTTGGGCGTGCCGGCGGTTTGACGTGTTGACGGAAGGCTACCTGCTTGGCTTTGAATAATCATGCTAAAACTCCTAGATAAATGAGTAGTTAACGACGGCGGCTGTTGTTAATGCGGTTGAATCAAGTAGCGCTTGCCCACCTGTTACCGCAAAACAAATACCTGTTGAAAAATACAAACCAACATCGTTAATGCTGATGTTAAACGTACCGCCAGCAGTGCCGCCCGGAACTAAATAGTTTTGGATTGGCGAAGTTGTGCCAAGTGTCACGGCGGTAGCATTGTATAGTTTTAAGTATACGGCGGTGGTTTGCGCGTTTCCTACAGACAATGAATATAGTTTACCTGCGGAAGCCTTTACCACTGTTGCCGCAACAGTCAACGGCGCAACTAAAGTTCCGAGCGTCATGCCGTTTGTTGCCGCCGTTGTACCAAGCGTTAATGTGCCTGCTTGCGAAGCGTTAGCAGTGCCACCGATATTGGCAATGTTTGTGCCTAACACACCTAATTGATGGTAGCTTGCAAACGAAGTTTGCCTTAAATAAACATTAAGACTTGTTTGCGTTGCGGCAGAAAACCGCATATAGCGGCAGGCAACAGGATAGGTATAGATAGCCTGGGCTGTAGCCGCCGTTGTAGAAGTAAACGCGCCGTTGATTGCGTTATTGATGATGCCAAACGCAGCGGTAAAGTTTACGCCGTCATTTGATTGCGTGACCGTTACCGCTACCGCAGCGGTTTGCTGAAAAGCAACAGATTGATAGCCGGTTGTGTCAATCGTTTGCGGGACGTTGACGCCCAAAAACAAAACTATATTGGCCGGGGCGTCTGATGGTATAGCTGCGCCGCGCGCATCTCTCAAGGGTGGGAATTGTTCCTTGACGTTAATTTGTAAGCCAGTGCCGTCAGTCATTGCTTGTTCAAGCAAATTAACGCCAACAAAATCGCCCGACGGATTTCCGGTTATGGCAACAAAAAGAGGTGATTCGTTATTTTGTGCAGTAGTTCTTTCATCGCCGCTACCAGTGGTAGGCAATGGATTAAGGTCGGTAATGGGCGCACCATCTGCGCTATTTAGCTTTACCGATTCAGCAATTGCGCCGCTGATTTGCATGGGTTAGCTCAAAAACTTTAGTTTGTAGAGAGTGGACAGATACAATTCCACAATACCATCAATCAGGTTCTGCAACGGCGTGTCAGTCTTGGAACACACGGTGTACCTAACGGCTTCAATCTCTTCTACCTGATTTTGCAGGAACTCCACCACGTTGCTGGTCTTCTTAGTGGATTGCAACGAAATGGGGCCAATCAGGCCATGCCGGCCCTGATAGGCTTCGGCAAACCCATCCGCCAAGTCCACAATGCCTTCGTAGAACTCTTGCAGCGCCTTGTGCTTGGCATAGCTGCGGGTGTTCAAATGCACGCTGTGCGTCACGTCCCGCGCCAAAAAGAACAGCCCTACGAACTCGGCGCACTTCATTGCATCGGCTCCTGCTGCATCATCTCAGGAGGCATCTCAGGCGGCATCGGGGGCTGTTCGCCCATCATTTCTTGCGCTGGCATCTCAGGCATCCCAGAGTTTTGCGGCATCAGGTCGCCGGACTCCATCATACCGTGGATAGTGCCTAGCACCACATCCTGCACTTGGTCTGGCGTCATGCCCGCCATCGTGGCGCTAATCCGCTTCGTTTCGGCTTCATAACGCTTGATGTTAAGCTCTTGCGCTTCCATTGACTGCGCGACGCTCTGGAGCATGGCGTGCATCTGCTCCATTTCCTGCCCCATTGCTTGAAGCTGCTGCTCGGCCTGCTGTAGCGCCGGTGACTTGTCGTCGTCCGCCAACAGTTTCGGGTCGATGGTCTTTTCAAACCGTTTAGCCATCTCCTGCGCGCCCGGCCAGTCCATGTTCTTGATGAACAGGTCGCCGGCCACCGCCCACAGCTGCGGGTTGCCTTGCAGAATCTGCGACATGGCGTCCATCGCTTCCTGACGCTTGGTCATGTAGCTCGGACCAGTCGTCACGCAGACGTCGTACTTGCCAACCCCAGGGTTGTAGATTTTTTCGATGGTGTTGCCCATCTGGTCCACGATTTTGCGGACGGGCTCT